GTTTTCCTGCTGGTGAGCATGATGACTTTGTTGATACAGTAACACAAGCCTTACGCAGATTTAGAGAAGGTGGATTTATAACACACCCAGAGGATGAAGTTTATGAGCCAGAATATATACCTAGAAACACAGTCTACTATGGTTGATATTACACCACAAGAATTATACCATGAAATAGAAATGTTGTCTGATGCGTGGGTTGTTAACGATCCTGAGTTTGAACCACTAAGTTCTAGCGATATAAGACAAAGTGTGGCACACTTACTTAGAAGCAAATTTTTTGTAATAGAAGGAGGGTTGCGTGGCTGAACCAAAAAACCCTTATAATAATATTGAACGTGAACTAACTTTAGTTGGCAATCCAATATTAGACCCTGATCCAGTTGATGTAGAATTAGAAGAAAACCCACTTATAGAAGAAGGTATGGAGATTACGGAACTTGAAGATGGGTCCGTGGAACTTGGCTCTCCAGAAGTAGAACCAGAAGATACTAGCTTTATGGCAAACTTAGCTGACCAGTTAGATGATGAAGAAATAGCTGGAGTCAGTGCATATGTATTAGAAAAAGTTGATGAAGATAAAAATGCTAGAAGTGAATGGCTTGATACTTACAGTCAAGGTTTAAATTTACTAGGGCTAAAGTATGAAAATAGAACAGAACCTTTTGATGGTGCTACTGGTGTAGTCCACCCAATGCTAAATGAGGCTGTTACACAGTTCCAAAGTCAGGCATATAAGGAGCTTCTTCCAGCGAAAGGTCCAGTACGCACACAAGTTATGGGGAAAACAACACCCGATTTAGAAAAACAAGCTGAACGTGTGCAAGATTATATGAATTATACAATTATGCACACTATGAAAGAGTATGAATCTGAGTTTGACCAGATGTTATACTACTTAGGACTTGGTGGTAGTGCGTTTAAAAAAATATATATGGATCCACAGTTAGGTAGACAGGTAAGTAAGTTCGTTGAAGCTAAAGATATGCTCGTACCATTCAATGCTAGTGATTTAGATTCAGCAGATAGGGTTACACAAATCATTACAATGACAGAAAATGAGTTGCGTAAACTACAAGTTAATGGTTTTTATCGAGATATAGAGATAAAATCAGGTAAAGCAGACCGTGATGAGGTAGATGATACGAAAGAATCAATCACAGGTATATATGCACAGGGTGATTATGAAGAAATACAACTTTTTGAGTGTCATTGTTACTTAGATTTAGAAAAATTTGCCGATAAAAATGCAAAAGGTGAAGAAACAGGTATAAAATTACCCTATATTGTTACTGTAAGTGCTGATGGTGGTGATGTTTTATCAGTTTATCGTAATTATGATGAACAAGATGCCTTTAAAAATAAAAAACAATACTTTGTCCACTATATGTTTACTCCTGGACTAGGTTTTTACGGTAATGGGCTTATACATTTACTCGGAAACTTGTCAAGAGCGGCGACAGCTAATTTACGACAGCTTATAGACTCAGGAACTTTGGCAAATATGCCATCTGGTTTTAAAGCTAGAGGGTTGCGTATTAAAAACGACGATGAACCGTTACGTCCTGGCGAATGGCGTGATGTTGATGTTGTAGGTGACCAACTAAAAAACTCTTTTTTCAATCTCCCCTACCAAGAACCGAGTGGCACACTATTTCAGCTACTCGGTTTTGTGGTCCAAGCCGCTCAAAAATTTGTTGGCACAACAGATATGGGTACTGGTAATATAAATAATCAAGAAATGCCAGTAGGCACAACAATAGCTCTACTTGAGCGTGGTAGTAGAATAATAAGTGCTGTTCATAAGCGTTTATATAACAGTATGAAACAAGAATTTAGTTTATTGTCTGGTTTGATCAGTCAAGAAGGTGGTGCGTATCCTTATACTGAGGAAGGTGATAAAGCCCAAGACTTTAGTGAGCGTATTGATATACTGCCTATAGCTAATCCAAACATATTTAGTATGTCACAACGTATTAGTCTTGCTCAAGAACAATTAAAGTTAGCAAGTAGTAAGCCTGAAATGCACAATTTGTATGAAGCTTACCGAAGAGTCTATAATAGTTTAGGTGTAGATAATGTGGAACAAATATTACCCCCTCCACCGCAACCACAACCGATGAATGCAATTATTGAGAATGGTAAAGCTATGTCTGCATTGGGCGGACAGATGCAATTAAAGGCTTTTCCTGAACAAAACCATGATGCACATATTTCAACACATTTAAGTTATATGGGTAGTATGTCTGTTAGAGCTAATCCAGCAATGATTAATATATTACAACAGCATATATTTGAGCATATTGGTTTGAAAGCTAGTCAACAATTACAAATGCAAATGCAACAACAACCTATGGATGAGATGACGGCACAAGCTGAACTATCAAAAATAGAAGCAGAACTTACAAAACAATATTTTGAAATGGAAGCTCAGGTGCTTGGTGGAGGACAGCAAGACCCATTAGTAGATTTAAAAGCTAAAGAGTTACAGATTAAAGAACAACAAGCAATGCAAAATGCTATGAATGATCAAGAAAAATTAAAATTAGATCAGGAAAAGTTACAGGCAAATACATTAATACAAAAAGATCGTATAGATACTACCGAGGACATAGCCAATATGCGAGCAGAAAACGCTAGGTTTATTACTGCACAAAGGAATAAGTAATGTACGATTTTTCAGGAGACATGGGATTAGAATCCAGTGTATCTGATCAATCAGCGGTGCAATCTAGTATAGATCCAAGTGGAGATACTACTACAACTATTGGTCTACCTGATATAGAGTATAATTTAAAGCCTGGATTTGTTACAAATTATATTAAAGATCTTTTAAAAACAAACCTTGTTCGTGATATTCAAAGAAACAGACAAGGTCAAATAACTGGTGTAAGATCTGTACATAACCCTTTCAGTCCATCAAGTTTTTTTGGCAGTGT